AAAGGAATTATTGCCAAGCCGATGCCTCGTGAGTGGCACGACCGACATAGCGCCAATACAATCGAAGACCCGGAACGGCGTAGATTCTATCAGCGTCTCGTCGCAGACAAGAAGCCATACTTCATGCGTATTATCTACCCTGCTTTGATGAAGCAGTATAACACATACATAAAAAACACAAACAAGAATGCCATGCGCGAGTTCCAGATGACGATTGATGAAATGCTGGAGATGCCGCGCTCCGAATTGAGCGAACGGCAGAAAGATTTCCTTCGCTACTATGAGAGCCGGATGCCAGTGGGCAACCACGACTGCGTGATGAACAGAATCTGCAAGCGCTTCGAGAAGGAGTTCGATGGCTATCTTGGTCGCCACAATGCCGATGTTGACTTTGACTACACCGTGATGAAGAGTGGCATTGAGTATAGCAGAACGCAGTACAACGCCATCTTGAAACTCTACGAGAACTACAACAAGCGCTTGCGCAGTTATGCCGTCTTTGCCAACTACGAGAGGGTCGATGAGTATGATACGTTCTCCCGCATGATTGAGATGCGCTCCGAGTTCGAACAAGAATGTGCTCGCGTTTGCTCCAACCGCTTTGTGCTATGCGACATTGTTCTGGATATTTGCTATAAGAAGAGCTCTACCAAGCGCTTCGCGTGGGAAATGTGCGGTGGCGAAATCATCCAGAACCTTTTGGATAAGCATAACGGGGTTATCTCTTACCCGACGGTTGACCCTGCTGGGGATATCTTCTTCTGCGGTGACAGATTTTCATTACAACAAAAAATGATTGGAGGGACGCTATGAGCATTGTTCTTAACGAATATGACTGGGCAGAAAAAATGATTGCCAACCATGACCTTGGTAAGAAGCCGATTGAGACACTGAGTCGTGTGTCCAAGTATTATTACGAGAATCACTACAGCAAAAGGGAGATTCGGAGTCTGCTCGACTCCTTCATGCTACAGTGTGACCCTTCTGCTTCACTTGTTCATTGGTCGGATATGCTTGATAAAGTTGCAAAGAACGTAAGCAAGTTTCCACTCATCCGTCTGGATGGTGTGGACATCACCAGAGAAGAGCTCGCCAAGATTGAGACGCTTGAAGGTAAGCAAATCCGGCGGTTGGCGTTCACGCTTCTCTGCGTTGCGAAATATTGGGACGCCGCTTCCGACCGGAACAATGGTTGGGTGAATACTTCGGACAAAGAGATTATGCAGATGGCGAACATCAATACCTCCATTAAGCGCCAGAGTTTGATGTTTGCCGAACTGCGTGATGCCGGGTTCATTCGCTTTTCTAAAAAAATCGACAACCTGAATGTC